ATCCCGCTCCGTGACAGCAACGGCAACATAGTCGGCCGCGCCCGGCTGCACTAGGGGGACTGACAATGCACGCCACCCGCTACACCTTTCGCCGTGCTCGTACCCTAGCCGCCGTCGCGGAGCTCGAACGCCGGGACGCCGCGGAGGCCCGACTGCTCGCCTGGCAACGTCGCAGGGCCCGCCGCCTTGTCGCCGCGCTCCTGGTGCTCAACTCGATCGTCGCTGCGGCGTGCATTGTCTGGGTGCTGCCATGAATCCCACCAACTCCCCGCCGCTCGACCTGCGCGGCCTGTACGGTCGTGTTATGCCCGATGGTCCCTATCTCCGCATCGTCCGCACCGGCAGTCGAGGCCAGTATCTCTGCGCTGCCGTGCTCGACAAGGCGAGACCATGATCGAGATCATCATCGGCATGGTCATCGCCCTAGCGGTCCTCTTCGGGACGACAAGGAGACGTTGATGAACGATCAAGAACGCTGCGAACTCTGCTTAGGTTGCGGCTATCGAGCCGAACGGCGACCTAGCAACCGCGGATTTTACGCCCGCACATGCCGCAGATGTGGAGGCACGGGATATGTACCGCACGGCACACCCAACCGCCAGCGACCTGCGCCACAAAAGCGAGCAGATGACTGAACCATTCCGCTTGACCATGTACGAACCGCCACCGGAACGGCGCCAGCCCTACCAGATTATCGAGGAAGGGCAGGACGGCCCGTGGAAGGGCATCAGCGAGGCCGACTTGATGCGCTGGCTGGCGTACCGAGAGGGACGCCCCGAGGTCAACCGGATTGCGATCGACCACGGGGAAGTGCTCTTCGTGTTCCGGGGTCGGCGAGAGTATTACCTGCGCCGAACCCCGACCGCAGCCGAGGAAAAGGACCGCCGCGCACAGCTTGCCCTGTTCTAGCCTGGAGCCACAATGCCCACCACACGCACAGAAACCCCCCAAGAATCGACGCACGGCCCGAAGCCCTATCATTGCCCCTTCTGCCGGAACCGAAGCCCCAGAATCCTCACGCGGCGAGATGGCACGTTCACGGTTGAGTGCCCGCGGTGCGGAGCCCGGGGCCCGGGAGGTCGGGGGATCTCCGACACTCCCGAGGACGCGATCGCCGCCTGGAACGCCAAAGCAGGCCCCGCGGCGCGCGCCGTGTTCCGGCACGAAGTCAGACCAGTCTAGGATTCATCCCAGGTCGTGCCTGGACCTTGCGAGCTCGAAGTCTCACGCTTGCTCGCTTTGCGCTTGCGCCGGCCCCCAAGGTTGTACTTCGAGAGCACCGCGTCGATCTCCTCGATCGCCTTCTCGCACGCGAGCAGATGCTCGACCCCGACTTTGCCTGATGTTTTCCTTCCCATCGTTTCCTCCTCGGTTTCGAATCGTGAAGTCAAACGCCGCTACGGGCAGCCATCCTTGAACCGCCATGTGCTCGTCTTCGCGTTCCAGTAACGCAGCGGTCGTGCCTCCCGGCATGTTCCGTACCAGAGACGCACAGCCCCGTGCACATCAACCTCGACGCGCCGAATTGCCTGCCACTCCACCTTGCATCTCTTCGCTCCCTGGCAATGCCGGCAGTCCTCGAACCGTTCCTCCATCGTCACGAGGATCAACAGGTTGCGCTCGATCTCCTCGGGACCGATGTTCTCCCACCCCATCTCGGGAAACCGCGCCTCCAGGTTCGCCACCTCCCGTGTGGCCTGAGCTCGCATCTCGTCGAGCACGTCTGCGCTCGATCTCCGCACGTCGCGCCTGTTCTGTCCACTCGCGCTCGCGCCGTTCCCTGGAAAGTTGCGTAGCGGTGCGTGCCACAGGTCCGCTTGCTGTTGCATCTGATCCCTCCTGATCTTGCCAGCGATCTTGGTTGAGCCAGGTCGCCGGGTTACACCACGGTCTGTCTTCCGGTTTGGACGCGATGTAGCGCGCCAGCCCAGCTACGAGGTCAGCTTGCGTTGCCCCGCGCTTGCGGGCTGCGATGTACGACTTCAGCGCCGCACGCCGACCCACTTTGTGCGGATAGGGTCGATACCACTCCTCGAAGTCCGACGTTAACCGAGAGAGCGAAGGAGCCGCAGGCGACGTTCTTTCTTTTTCTTTTCTTTCTTTAGGATCAGGATCAGGATCAGGATCAGGATCAGGATCAGGATCAGGATCAGGAAGGCTGCCGACGGCTGCCGGTGGCTGCCGGTGGCTGCCGACGTCTGCCGATATGATCTCATCGGATCCCTGAAACCACTCCCCACCGAGCGCAAGATGGCAAAATTGCCGGTGTAGTTTCGCCTCCAAACTCTCATCGCCTGGGATCGTAGCGAGAAGGTTCAGTCGCTCCCCGCATTCTCTGGACAGGGTTTCAATGCGGGTCTCGACCATCTGTGAGAACCCGATCTTGATTGCCCCGGTAGACGGTCGCTGAATGAAGTAGACGACCCCTTGACGCTTCACGTTCGGTCCCGTGACGAAGGTCTCGCCAGCCCGTGCCACTCTTTTCCGCAACCACTCCTCGACATGCTCATGCCAATCGTGAACGACCACACGATACTCTGCGTCACGATCTAGCCATCGGGTCTTGACCAGTGCCTCGATCAGCTCCGCCCCGCTCGTGCGCGTCCACTCGATCCCCCCGGCAATCTGGTCATCGGTGAATCGACCGACATCTCCCAACGGCGCGTTCTCAGCTACGAAATCCCAGAGGGCCTGCAACAGTCCCTTCGCCTCCCAGCTCGCCAAGCCGAGCTCTACCCGCAACCAGCGGAACTTCAGCTTCAGGTCAGTGCCCCGTTTCACCATCCACCCCGGCCCGCAATGTTGCGGTTTAGACGGACGTATGTAATACAAAACGCCCGTATTTACTCACTTTTGTATTTTCCATGACCTTGAGTAACCAGCGAATTTTCCTACAGTTTCGGGGGTTCAGATACCGAATCAGTCCCGACAGCCGAAAGCGCGGGTGCATCCCCGAGGGACGAGTGAAGTGCTGCCCCTCGACCAGATGCCCCTTTCGCATCAGCTCCCGCAAGCGTGCGGTGCTGATCTTCAGGAAGTTCGCAGCCTCACGGCTAGTGAACCACTGCTCCGCGTCCATCCTCTACCTCCGCCATCTCGCGGGAGACCACCCGCCACTCCATCCAGATCGGTGTCGCAGGCCCGAAGACGTCTGTCGCTTCGAGGGCGAGCCGGCGCAGCCAGTACCGCGTTTGCCTTGACCGCAGCCGCTCCTGTCGCTCCTCCTGCCGCATCTCGCGCAGGGCTAAAACCATCGCAGCCCAGATATGCGCAAAGTCCCGCTCGCGTGCGAGGACCGACATCTCGGGGTCTTCCTCCGGGGCGTTCGCAAACGCGCCGACCCAGAGGGTGACGACCAGCTTGTCATCGCCAGCCCGGGCCGCGGCCTCGATCTGCGGCAGGACCGACCGCAGGTAGGTTCGGCGTTGCATCTACCGCTCCCGGTGCTCGTCAGCTTCAACCTGCCGCAGTACAGCCGACCGAACGTAGGATGCCACCGACAGCCGGTGGATCATGGCGGCGCGGCGAATACGTTTCGCGTCCGGATGGTGGACGTGAAACTTCAATTCAGGACCGACCGTAACCCCAAGGGTGACTTTTTTGCGCATGGGCCATCTGTACGCCCATTAGCGCCATAAGTCAAGATTTGCCGAGCGCACTCACCAGCACGTCCGCGAGGCGTTGCAGCACAACGCGCAGATCGTCACGATCGCCACTCGTCACCGGCTTGAGCTGAGTGCCGAGGTCCGCTTCAACTGCGGACAACACGGCGGATCGAACGTAGTTCATCGTGCTCATGTCCCGCAAGGCCGCGGCGCGATCCACCCGCGCTTTTTGACCCGGCGTGACCGTCGCCTTGATCTCGACTCGCGCCGACCCCTCCCCTCCGCTCGACTGGCGTCTGCGCCTGGGTTTGGGTTCCATGTTTCGGAGCTTAGGCCCATCTTCGCCCCAATGCAAGCTGGCGTGCCCTCCGCTTGACTGTGGACTGATTATGTGTCTATAAGGTGGCCCACGATGTTTGACGCATTGACCGACGCTCTGCGGAAAGCCCTCACGAGGCGACTCGATCCGGGCTTGGCGGCGGATCTGGCTCTGGCTCTGGAATCGCTCGAAGAGCACGTCCAGCGCCAGGAAGAAGAGCACCCTGCCCCTGTGGAACCACCAGCCAAGTTGACTGACTTGGACCACGTTCAGCAGGCCCTCATCGCCGCGGGAATCGAACCACCCGCAATGCACTTCGGCGCTCGCGTCCGCGCCGAGGCCCCCCCCGCGACACCCGCCCCACCAAAACCCGGCAGCCCTCCCACGGCAACCCCCGGGCTGGGGCGGGTTGTCGCGGGACTATCGGCCCGACTCACCGACGATGGACTCGTGCGCGTCCAGGGGAAGGATGCGCCCGGGAGAGCGGTGGCGAGGACGGTTGAGACCATTCTCGCCACCGTGATGAATCGCAGGCTTGGCGAGATTTCCAACGCACTCCTAGATCTCGCAGTCAGTGTCGAACTGCTGGAGAAAGAGAATGCCGAGCTCCGAGCCCGACTGGCTGCCCTCTCTTGATGGTCGCACCGTGATTTGTCGGCTCTGCGGGAAAAGGGTTCCAGTCGAGTCGTGGACCGAACACAAACAGAAGGAGGACGCAGATGACCAAACGACCCTTTTGGATCGTCATGACTCCAAAGAGTCTGACCGAAATTCCACGGTACGACACCGAAGCAGACGCGAGAGAAGCGGCAAAAGCTGTCGCCGCTGAAGCGTTCGCGCCGGTGTACGTGCTGCAAGCGTCGGAGGAGTGGACACGCCTCCTCGACGAGCCGGAACGTAACTACCTGTCCAACTACTAGATGAGGGGATCATGGACCACAAGCAACTGACCGTGCGAGAGCAACCCGGCGAACTGGCTGTTCCCGATCTACTGAACCAGGTCCGCAAGATCCAAGAGGTCATGGTGGCCGTGATGAAAGACGGCGAGCACTACGGCACCATTCCCGGCACCAAGAAGAAGTCCCTTCTCAAGCCCGGGGCCGAGAAGCTGGGGTTCACGTTTCGCCTCGCCCCCCGCTTCGAGGTAGAGATAGTGCCCCTGGCCGGCGAACACCGTGAAGTACGGGTGAAGTGCTCACTGTGGCACATCCCCTCGAACACGCTCGTTGCCGAGGGCGTGGGGTCGTGCTCCACCGCAGAGTCGAAGTACCGCTACCGCAACGCCGAGCCCGAGGACACCGGGAAAGCCGTTCCTGGGGCGTACTGGGAAGCCAGGAAGCAGGACCAGGACAAGGCGACCGAGCTACTGGGCGGCAAGGGGTATGTGGCGAAGAAGACCGATGCCGGTCAGTGGCACATCTTCAAGCTGACCGGGGCGAAGATCGAGAATCCCGACGTTGCCGACCAGTACAACACGGTGCTGAAGATGGCGAAGAAGCGGGCACACGTCGATGCAATTCTCACCGCCACCGCAGCCTCCGACATCTTCGCGCAGGATCTCGAGGATCTGCCCGGAGCCCAGGTCGTTGAGCCCGAGGTCGAGCTCAACCAGGTTGTCATTTCTGAAGCGCAACGAAAGCGCCTCTTCGCCCTGGCGAAAGACGGCAAGCACTCCGACCAGGAGGTCAAGGAGTGGCTGTTCGTGACCTTCGGGGTCACGAGCTCCAGGGAGATCCTGACGAAGCAGTACGAGGCGATCTGCGCACGGCTACAGCAACCTGGCCCACTGCTCGAACCGGAACCGCCCCCGTGGGAGCCTCCGCTGCGAGAGCCTGGCGACGAGCCAACCTTTGCCAACGTCAACGACGAGCCGGGGTTCGTATGATCGAGTTGACTGGATTGTGGATCTCCAAGACCCGCAAGGGGGCTCGCTACCTCGCCGGCAACTTGGGCCACAAGGTCAGAGTGATGATCTTCGTCAACCAGAACAAGCGCGAGAACAGCAAGGATCCCGACTACTACCTCTGCATCGACCAAAGGAAACCAGATGGTACTCGAACTGCTGGACACGCATCTGACGAACCTAGCATCTAACCGGCAGGCACCGCGCCTGGGGGCCTGGAACATCGGGCGGTGCGTCAGGGAAAGCTGGTACGTCGCACACGGGGCCGAGGGCGAGAAGCTCCAGCCCCGTGCGCTCATGGTGTTCGACCTGGGCGACCGGGTGGAGGATGCCGTCATCGAGTACTTGATCGCAGCCGGCGTGCCCCTGATCCGCACCAACGAGGCGAGGGATACGGTGGAGATCGCCGAGGTCGGGCTTCGGGTCCGCGCCGACGCCTTCATCGAGGTCGAGGGCGAGCACCTGATCGTCGAGGTCAAGTCGATGAGCAACTTCGGCTTCGAGCGGGCGGAGCGCGGGGAGCTGGATGAGTCCTACCTGATTCAGGGTGAGTGCTACATGAGGGCCTACGGCACCCAGAAGTGCATTTTCGTCTGCTACCGGAAGGAGACGTCGCATCTCTGCGAAGTCCTCACGTCCAGGGACGAGGAGCGGTGGGAGAAGATCAAGTCGAACGTGGCTGTGGCCCGCGGCGACGAGATCCCGCCTCGGCCCTACGAGCTGGATGCCTACTGCAAGGGCTGCCAGGGCACCGGGAAGACGCCAGCCAAGGGGCTCCCCCACAAGGCGTGCGACGGGACCGGACAGATCCCTGGAGGCCCCTTCCTGCCCGTGTTTCCGTGCGGGTACTGCCCGTTCAAGGTGCAGTGCTGGGGGGAGTTGGAGTTCGTTGAGAACGATGGGAAGCCGAGATGGCGGGTAGCCGAAGATGATAGTTCGAGGAATATCATCTCAGCATCCTAAGCCACTCGCGGGCGTCTTCGTCTACTTGCTACGACGCCTCAGTCCTCCCGTTAACCTGTATAAGATTGGCTTCGCGGTTGATGTTCTGATGCGCGCCCTTACACTTTCCCGCTCCAATGGAATCACGGTAGAGATCATCGCTTACGTCGAGGTTAGCGATAGGTGTTTTGAGAGCCAGCTACACCGCGACTTCGGGGCATACAGGCGACCAATCTCAGGAGAGGAGGGAGGTTCTGAGTGGTTCGCTCTCACCGACAAGGCAGTGCGACGTGTTCAGATCCGCATGATGAAAGCCAGTCGCTCCTTTGCAGAGTGGCAAAGGCACAGAGAACAAGTGCTTCGGCAGGAACTATGGGAGGAGGAGCAGCAACAACTCTACGTTGTCGCCCCACCTCGCGGCGTCTACGTGTGCAGTACGGGGCGTGTCCACATGATGCAAAAACGGGAAACGTACCGTCCTCACGTAGATGGGACTCACCATTACATTTCCCTATGCAGTACGGTAGGCTGCTCACAAAAGGAATGTGAGGATTCTCCTCCTCTTGCACAGCAGTTGTGCGGCTTGTGTGGTGGAGCCAACGACTTAATCGCATGGTGCGTCGCATCCCGTATCTCACGCAATGCGAGGCTTCACGTTTACAACAGCGGCCCCTTCGGTGATGTGTTGATTAACGACAACCAACTTAGGTGGCTTGGTGAACGTGATCGTTGGTTGTGGTACGAACTGAAGGACGCAGAAAACTACGCGACCTCATCACCGTCACCGGCTTGATCCATGAACGCCAAAGCCAAGGGCACGCACAACGAGCACCGCAGTAAGGCTCTGCTGGAAGCCTCGGGCTACGCCGTAACGAGGGCCGCAGCGAGCCTAGGTGCCTGGGATCTCGTCGCGGTGGGCACCACTGACTTTGTGCTCTGCCAGGTCAAGACGAGGGATTGGCCGGGATCGGTGGAGATGGAGACGCTGCGCCTCTTCCCCTGCCCCTCGAACTGCCGGAAGCTGGTTCATCGGTGGCGACACCGCCAACGGATGCCCGACGTGAGGGAGCTGTGATGGACGAACTGCACGAACTTCGCGGCCAACGCGATGAGGCTCGGCAAACCGCGATTGAACTGCTTGACATCGTTCGCTATTGGTTGATCGCCGCTTTCCTGGTTGGCGCGCTCGGGGGGTTAGGGGCGGTTATCTGGTTCACGCCGCTACTCGTGCCCGACGCCTGCCCCTTGCGCTGCGACTGCCCCACCAGGGCGGCAAGCGACTGAGGCGGCTTGTTCGCGTAGAACCAGGCGTTCAGGAACGCTGCCTCGTCGATCATCTGCGAGATCACAAGATCCTTCACCGACTTCTTCTGCTCGGGGCTCATGTCCTTGGTCTCGTCGATCCGCTGCATGTACTTCTGGATGTTCCGGATCTTGTTCGCCGTGTCCAGGATCGCCTTGCTCGACATCAGGAGCTTGGCGTTCTTCTCCGTATGCGGCCCGACCTTCTCGGGGTCGTTCTTGCGGTAGTAGTCGAGATCCCCCTTGGCTGTGGCTGCCTGATTGTAGAGCTTCCAGAAGTCGGAGACTTCCTCTGCCTGCGTCGTTGGGAACCTGGCGAAGAAGGCGCGACTGACCGGATAGTCGGCAAGGGTCTTCGCGGCCCGCGGCGGCAGATCGACCATCCCCGTCGAGTCGAGGGCCTTGTCTACGATGTCGAGGCCCAGCCGGCCCAGCCCGCCAGTCCAGCCCATGATGAGGTTGTCCACCTTGGCCGGCGAGTAGTTCGTCGCCTGCCCCACAAGCTGCGCGAACTGCGACGTGTAGTCGGAGGTCTGAAGCGGCGGGCTCAGGTCTTCTTTGCCTCTAGACACGAGCGGTCGATCACGGAACCGCGACCAGTTCGCGTAATTCTCGAGGAGGGGGCCGAGGGAAGTTGGCGCTTCCAGCAAGCCCACCTGGCTGTACACCGTGTTCAGGAACTTCTTGACGTGATCGCGGTCGTGATCCCACATCCAATCGAGGACGTGCTCCATCGCACCGGACACGAGGACCGGGATGTCGAACCCCTTGGGGATTCTGATGGGCTCTTTGTCTGGCCCCCTCGTGATGATCCAGAACAGCCGGCGCTGCCACTCCGGGAGATTCCGATACACAGGGTCGTCATGGTTCGCTGCCCAGAACAGCACCGAAGGAGCAACGGAGTACATCATCATCTTGAGGGCGTAGCCCTTCGGGTCTCCCTTCATGGCGCGGAAGGCTCTGTCCATGCCCTGAAGTCTGGCGTTGAAGAACGCGGTCAGTTGCGCCCACCCCTTCAGATGCAGGCCGATCCGCTGGAAGTCGGTCGTGATCTCGCGTCCAGCGAACCCGCCCCGCATGAGGGCTTCGAGTCCCTGGTGCCCCGCCTTCTCCGCCGCGCCTCGTGCGAGCCTGAACTCAGAGAGGCGCGTCAACGTCTCCGTCATCTCTGAGAACGCCCGGAGCAGTTCGATCGGGTGCGTGGCGAACCGCTTGGCGAAGGATCCGGTCGGGTTGTTGACGAGCTCGTCATGCATCGTCTGGATCACCTTGCGATCCATCGAGACGGCAGCCGACATCGCCGCGCCGCTGTCGAGGTAGTCTTGGTAGAGCCGGTTTCCTGGTTTCAGCAGCTTGAAGACGGTGGGCACGAGGCTCGCATAGGGCACGTAGCCGTGCTGCGACTGAAGCGCAGCCGTGATCTGATCCCGGAACATATTGAGGAGCGGGAACTCCAGGGTGCGAGTCGCCCCAACTCGCAGCATCTTCGCCGGGATCGAGAAGACCTGGCCGAGGATGCCCAGGCTGTCACGATCGAGGTTGAGGACTGCCTCGTAGAGCGGTTGCGGCAACTCGTAGAGCACCCTCTCCCCGTTCCGGAAGTGCATGACGATCGGCGCATCCTTCGGGATGTACCGGGAGGGTCGAAATGCCATGACGAGATCTTTCGGCAGCAATTCGAGCAGCTCGACGAAGGTTGCCATTTCCGCCTCGGATATGAGACGCCTCTCGTCTTTCTTGTGGACGGTGCCCTTCTTCGTGAGGGTGATGTCTCCGCTATCCAGCAGGCGTGCGAGCAGCTCGTCGTAGCGCGGGCCGGTCTTCTCAATGCCCATCAGGTCCGCAACAGCGTCGATCGCATCTCTGCGCTCGAACCCTCGGATATCTTGCACCTGCTTGATGGTCTGTTCGAGGAACTCCCCGCCCTTTGCGACGACGGGCTTCAGCGGGGTCGGCAGCCGCTCGGCGATCCGCCCGCCCCACTCTGCGCCCTCGGCAAGACGCACCATCGCTTCCTGAACCCTGAAGCGCTCGGCCAGGTTGATAAAAGCGTAGGTGTTCCTGATGATCGACTCGGTGGGCGGAATGATCGGCCTGCCGCTGCCACGAATCCTCTTCTCGGTGGGGTCGAAGAGGTTTGCCCAGGTCGTCCCGGTGCCGGCCATCGCGTTCTTCCGGGTCTGGTGCTCGATGATCCGGTAGAACGGGACGTACATCAGGTTCGCCTTGCGCATCCGGGCCGCGTTGTCGCGCCCGACGATGCCGGCGTCCACGAGGTACTGAAGCAGGTAATCTTGGTAACGGCGCAGGTCGCGTGCCGCTTCCTGAAAGACCGGAGAGTCGTACTGCTTGAAGGCTGCCGTCGCCTCGTCAAAGGGAATGCCGGGGTCGATCTGGACTTCCTTCCCTCCTGGCAAGCGATACTTCCGCCCCCACAGTTCGATTGCCCTTCCCGCCATGAGATAGGCGTTGAAGTCGTCTTTCCGGCCTTCGATCTTGCCCAGGATGTTGCGCAACCCGGGCACGTCCATCACCACTTCCCGAGTGTGGAACATGCGCGGGTGGTCGTTGATCCAGTTCTGCGCCAGCGTGACCCAGGACCGGAACATCCGGGACAGCTTGTACGGGTTGTCCAGGTAGTTCAGCTCCTCTTCGCCCTTCAGGCCAGAGAGCTTTGCCGCCTCGTCCGTGTACTCCCGCATCATCTCCAGGTCGTCGAGAGCTCCAGCGTACATCCCGCCCGCGGTGAACCACTTGCGGCTCGACGCGGGCCTCGCCATGCGGGACTTGACCTTCTCGCCCGGTGACATCTCGTTCCACTTGGCCCAGGCAAGCTGCGCCCGCTCGAACACGTCGAGAATGCGCGGGTCGAACTTCCGCACCTCGTCACGGAAGAAATCGAAGAATCGCGGGGCTTGCGCCCGCGCCTCGGCGGGGGCCGTGATGTAGAGTCTGGCGAACTCCGCCATGCCTTCCGCCCACTCCCGGCCCGGGGTGAGGGATGGTGTGGCGATGGGGAGCAGTTCGTCGAGGAAGGGTGCAACGTGAGACTCGGTGAACCCGAGACGGTGCTCCATTGCGTGCCCGACGACTTCGTGTGCGATTGTGGGAACATCGTTGGCTCGGCGGGTACGCGCAACCCCTGTCGGCCATGAGAACAGGCCGCGGACTCTCTGCCCGAGCAAATGCGGGAAGTGACCCACCCGCACCGGAACATCCACAGCGTCGGCCAGCTCATCAACGATGTCTTGCTGCCTGACAATCTGCTCGGCAGGCATACCGGGCTGGTACGGTGGCAGGTCTTCCAGGGGCCGTGACGTTTCTGACCTCGGGATGCTGGCGGATAGTTCGGGCTCACCCTTCTTCTTCGGCTTCTTCGGCTTGGGTCCGAACAATTCCCCGGTTGGCGACTCGGCGAAGTCAACCGCTTCCGGCGTCAACGTACGCATGACGACCTGTTCGAGGCTCGGGATCTCGTGGACCGTGCCGTCAACATCGACCGTCTGCCCGGGGTCTGGAGTCTTCTCGATCTGGTCGGCGATCGACTCGATGCCGGCGCGAATGCGCTTGCCACTGCTCACGTTGTCTCCGAAGAAAGCGAGTAGCCGGCGCTGCACTGGCGTTAGGTCGTCGGAGAATAGGTTGAGGTTCGCCATGTGGGTCTTGATCGAGTTGCCACTCGCTCGAATCCCAAAGGCACGCTCCACCACAGTTGCGATGTCGTTCGTCGGATCGAGGTTCGGCCCCCTCGCCCCTTCCCGCACCAGCGACTTTACGCGCCGCAGCTTGCCCAGTGCTCCGTACACGGCACTCGCAATGGTCCGGATGTCGTTGTCGCCGCTCTCGGTGACTGACTTCAAGATCGCCATGCCCTTTTCGGTGTCGAACACGTCGGCGACGAGGGCGGCTTTGAGTCTGGCGACACCAACAGAGTTGATCTGCCTTCCCTTCTCGTCCATCAGGCTGTTGCGCACGTTCTCCGGAAGGCTGAACAGGAATGTTTGGACGAGCTTGTTGTTTTTTGGTGCCAGGAGAGCAGCCTCGATCGTTTCACTTGCCGACACATGCACGTCCGGTGCGCCAGCTTCGCGCAGCCTTCGAGCGTCCTCGTAGGAAACCTCGGTCGGGCTCATCTGGCTGCTTTTGGGCGTGTTGGCGATGTCGGCGAACTCACGGCGGTTCCGCACGCGCTCCGTCCGCTCCCTGATGATCCGCGGCTCCCCGCCCGCCTCGGCGATTGCCTGCCCTCCTTCGGGGCTCAGACCGAACTCGGGGGCTCTCCGCAACTGCATGTCCATGAACTCGGCGTACACGTCCGGCTTCTGCTCCTTCAGCCGGCGCAGCCAGATCTCCCGCGTGTTTCCGCTCTCGATCACACCATCCGGGCCGGCCAGCGAGAATCCCGTGTCGAAGTCCTGCTGCCCCGTGAAGTGACGTTCGAGCTCGGGCTCGGCGAGCATCTTCCGGAGTTTCGACTCGCGGGCGGCGCTGGTGAGCAGGGTCCGCGGCTGGACCTCGCCGTGATCGACCCCCAGCTTGTTCGCATCGACCCACCGGAACCGTACTCCGTACTTCTTCGACGGATCGGACGGATCGTAGACGACGGTCTTGTTGCCGACTTCCCCCTCAATGGGGGGCTGGAACATGCGGTCGTCCCACTCCCCGGTTTTCTTGATCGTCTTGACCTTCGACTCCGGGGGCACTTTAGCGGGGGCCTCTTCTGTCAGTTTTGGCGGTGCGACAGGAGCCTCGGGGGCGGGAGCAACCTGCTCTGGTGCTGTTGCGTACCCGAACCGTCTCTTCCCCTGCTCCGAGAGTCGCCATTGCCGAACTCGCTGCGAGGCTGACACCGCATAGCTGTCGAACTCCTCAAAGTCGTTCCGGGTCAGGATCGGAGACTCGGCTATGGACTCTCCTCGTCCGTATGGCTTCGGTTCAACGACCTGCCACTGGTTGTCTCCGACCTTGTGGAGGTTTGCCACCTTGCCATCGGGAAGGTGAAAGTCACCGAGGAATCCGCCATCACGGCGATTCTGACCAGGACCGTGACCAGGAACCCAGCCCTTCCGATCTGTCATTAGGCGCTCTGGCGCAGCCACAGGCCCGCTGGGCGCTTCTGCCGGCTCTGGAGCCACCGGGGGCTGGATTTCCGCTGGCGGGGCCTCTACGGGCCTCTCTGGCGGTCTGGGGGGCACTCCAGCGGGGGCCTCGGGCACCGGGGGCGGGGCAACCGGGACTTCTGGCGGCTTTGGCGGTTCTGGCGGCGGGGGTGCGCTCGGCTTTTTCCGCTCTCCGATGGTCGGCAGGTCATCAATCGCAATTCCACCTTCAGGCAGATCATCGACGACGACCGAACCGGGCACAGGCGGCGGCTGGGGCTGACGCTGGATGTCCCGCTCCAGGTTGCCAACGGCAACGTCCATCTGCCCCTCTTCCAGCTCCATCTGCTTTGCGACTTCGGCCTCGGCTTTCTTGATCTTCTCGATGTTCTTGATCCGTCCGCGATAGACGACTGCTGCTTCACCCAGGCCGATCGTTCCGCCGAACGCCGCGCCCCACTTCGCAGCCGAAGCGAGACGGTCAAGATCGAGCGGTTCGCCCCGCACGAGCTTCTGCTCCGTGGCTTCCGCGAGGACGTTGATCCCGGCACCCTCCGCAGCCCTGATACCCGCTCGAATAGGGGCGCGAATGGTCTGTGCCATCCGGACACCAGGAACCATCCCGGCGAGCGTCTGGATTCCTGCCCTGCCGTAGCTGACAGGTTTTTCGGGTTCCAGGGTCTTCTGCATGTAGATGTCGCCCGCCCCGGCAGCGAGACCAGCGGCGGGCACGGAAACCAAGGGACCGAGAGGCGCAGTTGCCGCACCTACGACGAGCGGGGCACCAATCCCGACCCCATACGCCTTCGCCTTGGTCCAGAAACCGGGTTCCTCGCGGGTGCTTGGCTGATTCCAGTCCTCCGGAAACACGATCCGCCCGCGCTGCGCAGGAGCCGGCGCTGCAAGTGGCTCGTTGAGCTTATCGAGGTTGACGATCGGCATCTACCTTCCAAGCGTAGCTGCCAACGCTTCGACTGCGGCTTTCGCTTCTGCTTCCGGCATCCCCATCGCCATGTACGCCGCGAGGATCTCCCTGGCGTCCACATCCTCGTTGCGAATGAGGCGGTTGTGAATCTCGGGGGGCAGCTTCGGGATTGCAGGCGTCGGTTGCGGCGTCGGCTGCATGGGCGGAGTCGGCGGCGGAGTCGCCGGCCCGGGTGTCGGCGTCCACGATCGCGGGGGAGGTTGCTGTTGTGTGGCGGTTGACACGGGAGTCCGTTGAGGCTCCGACATGGGCGGCGGAATCGCAGTAGCCGGCCCGGGACCAGAAACGAGGGAAGCGATACTGTTGCCAACCGATCTTCCTACATTGGCGATTGCTTCACCGCGCCTGCCAACGACTGCGCGATGCGCGGCTAACGCTTGCCCTTGTGGGTTGAATGTATCGCTTAACCAGCCTGTCAGCCCCGATCCCTGCTCGGGTGGCGGCTGAGGTGGCGGCTCTTGCTGTCCTCCTGCCGGCGCAACTGCCCATCTCATGCGCAATGCCTTCCCCGGGATCTTCTCGACGGTGACGGGTGGCTTGTTCGCCTTCGCCAGCACGTCGTTCAGGATGCCCAACTGGACTTCAACGTCGTCGGGTTCCAGCATCAGGTCAGTTCCAATCGTCTTCTGAAACGCTGCGATGGCCGAATTGACTTCCTTCTGTCCCACTGGCTGTTCTGGGCCTCCTGCCTGACCGGCTCGGTGAGGCGCAAACCCACCAGCCGCAGCCTTGACGTTCGACAAGCCCGCCGCTGCCTGAGCCTGGGCTGCCTGTGCTTGGAGTGTCTGCTGCTCGAATGGAGTCAGGGTCTCAACGCGCCCCTGCTGCGTTCCGTACAGGCCTGCGTGGGCGATGTTGCGCTCGGCCCCGGCGTATCCTTCCTGGCTCCGCGCCATTGCTGGTACATTTTTGTACGCCTGTGTCGGGTCCATTGCCGTCGCGGCCCCCAGTGTCCTCGCCGCCCCTTCCGGCGTGTTCGCATCCGGGGCCAGTGCACTTGCCTGCGTGCCGAACGCAAGGGCATTGCCGGTCAATGCCCGAATGTCCTCCGGTCTCGCTCCCGATGCCGCAAGGCGAGCGGCAAGCCGGATGCCCAACCTCGACACCCGCCGCGGGTCGCGCCCCTGGACCATCGAGTCGAGTCCCGCCTGCGGTGCGGCCTCGTCTTCCTGCATGGCAGCGTTGAGAGCTTCGATCTCCGGGGCGAACTGCTGGCGCAGCCGGTTCTGGCGTTCGGTTGCCTCGACGCGCTGCGGTTCCATGAACGCTTCGAGCCTGCCGCCAAAGCCCCCTTCCACTTCGGGCTGAAAGGCAGCTCGTGCCCCCCGAAGGAAGCGGAAGATTTGCCCGAGATCGGCGTTGACTTCCGTGTGCCTAGTTCTCTCTTCGTTCATGTTTCCGCCCCTATCCGGCGCTCGTCGAGCCAGTGCTCAGGCTCATACCGCCAGATCCGGACTTCGAAGTCTTCTTGCTGGTCTCGGTGCCAAGCTGGTACTCGCCAAGCTGTCCGAGGATGCCCCACTCCGCGAGGAAGGGCTCAAGCAGTGTCGTGATCGCACTCAGTTGCGCTTGGTCCATGCGCTTCAAGTCGTCTTCCTGCAATCCAAGCAGATCGAGGAATTGTTGCCGCGCCTTTGCCGCCTCATCCGTAGACAGTTTGATTGCCTCCAGGTAGTTTGTCGCATTCGCCATGTTACCCTTGAGCACGTTGTCTGCGGCAGCGGTCTGTGCCGTAACGTCGATCCCCGAAGCTTCCAGCCGCATCTGCTGCGACTGCGCCGCTGCGTTCGCTGCCGCTTCCTTCGCTGCCGCGGCCCGCTCCCTGGTGTATTCGAGCCCCTGCTGCGCCCGCTGCCCAATGCCGGCCCCGCTCGATGCAAGTCCTGCCTGCGCAAGCTGGGCGTTGAGAGCTTTGTCTGCCTGCTGCTGCTCGAGGTTCAGCCGGCGCTCGACGGGAAGGTACTGCGCCTCAAACATCTCGTTGGAGAGCCGCTGCCGGCCCCCGGGTGTGAAGATGTCGGCTACCCCGCGAGCGGTAACTTCCGGGGCAGCCCCCACCTCGCGCTGCGTGTAGGTCTGTGGGGTCTGCCCGAATCCCAGGTTGGCAATGCTGCCCTCCATCCCCGCAGGAAGCGCAGCCCCGATTCCAGGCGCGACGGTCTGGCTGACGAACTGCGGTACCTGCGGCTGCATGACAGCCTGCTGCGTAGCGGCCTCCTGCTGCATGACAGCCTGCTGCGTAGCGGCCTCGTCGGCGAGGGCGCGGACTCCCTTCCCGATGAGGATGTCGCTGTCTCCCTGCGTGACCTTCTGCAACTGCTCCAGGGTAAAGTTGTTGGGGTCGTATCCTGCGTTAGAGAGTCTCTGCTGCACCATCGGGATGCGGTACTTGCCGTGCGAGTCCTTTGCGAGTGTCGCCGCGAAGTCAGACATGCTGTAGGTCTTCGGTGCGGTCGGCTGCACCTGCGCTGGCTGCCCCTGCTGTTGGGCGGTTGGCTGAACGACGTTCGAGATCCCAACCTGATTTCCCGCAGGAGCTTGATACGCCTGCGGCTGATACAGTCCGGTCGTTCCGCCAAAGAGCCCCGTCGTGGAAGGTGCAAGCCGTGCCAGGTCTTCCATCGTGGGCATTTTTCCGAGGTACTGTCCACCCGACTGCAACATCTCCCACGGGAAACGGGTGCCCGATTCGGTTGTGGACGTGCCGGTCTGCTTGCTTTTCGAGCTTGATCCCGACACGCCGACAACGAGCAGGATCAGCGCCAAGCTCACAATGACCGCAATCAAGTCTGGGAAAGCCACTGCCTCAATGAACGGCATGAGAGAACCTCCTCGACCGTCGAAATATGCACCCTGCCTTTTTGCCAGCCCGCAACGTGCGTGACCCCGGGCAACTGAGCGACTGCCTGCCCTTGTTTCCACGCCACGCCACGCTTGATGCAGAAGCCGTTAGCCCAGTAGAGCACGGGGCCATTCTGGATCTCGTCTTCGGTCAGTTCGAGCCAGCCCCCGTCCTCCTGCATCCTGTCGAGCACCGGAAGATGCTCCATCTCCAGCCTGAGCCATTCGCCAAAGCCGACCAGCTCCTCGTCGCTCCACAGCCAGCGAAACGTCCCGTGCCGCTTGCAGAACTCGGCTAGATCGACCTGCCGTTGCACAGACTCAGACGTGATCGGATGATCCGCAGCCCAGAGATAGATCCGCGCTACAGCCTCAAAGGACAGGTCAGCGTTGCCCGACGAACATGCGCAAGGGTCGTCCATGTCTCCTCTGCGGTGGCGCAACTTGCGCTCTGCTCCGGATCATGTCCGAATCGTCCAGCGGTGCGCTTGGAGCTGGGGATCCACCTTGAAGCATCCCAGCCCCTTGAAGCGCCCGACTGTAGTTGCCAGTCTCCAAGCCCTGCCCGATCCGAGCAAGAGCCTCGCCAGTCTGCGCACCAAAGATGTTGGACACGCCTGGAGCCATCGAACTCAAGCCCGCTCCGAAACCTCCACCCCCTGCCGCTTCAGTACCCGCCAAAGCTCCTTGCTTCAGCGCCTCGACCTGGAGACCGCTGAATCCCTGCCCAGCGAGTCTCGCCGTCGCTCCCGCCGAACCCGCGAGCGGAGCCGCACTGGCCCCTCCGCCACCAAGACCCGCGGCGTTGCTCGCCAACGAGCTTGCGCTCGACGCGAGATGGCCGATCCCGCTGCCGATTGCCGAACCTGCCTGTCCAGCCAGGGCCGCGGCTGTTTTCGCTCCACCGAGGATCGCTGCAAGCAAAGGGATCATTTCAAACTCTGTTCTATCACTTACGTGAGGTTCCGCCAAGCGGTGACTTGCTGCTTCGCGCTCTCTTCCGGCCCCGCGTGGCAGAACCGTACTGCGGTGATGGCGTAACTCCTTCGCCACGGGGTCGGAACGAGCTGCCCCCATTGCCGTGCGGAGACGGGCAGCACGGCAGCGCAGTACTGCGGGTCGTCCGTGTCGTCGTTCTCCCACCAAATCACGAAGGCGTCTGCTCCAAGGTCGCCACGGAGCTTGTTTGGTGTGGGGTACTCCCAGGAAAGCAGGTCGAAGTAGAACCCGGTCGTCGGTGTCGTCGTGACCAAGGCGCTCGGCTGCGGAAGCACGTTCGGTGCCCCGCGGTCCCTTCGGCTGAGGTACAGATACAAGGGAGCAAAACTCGCCGGCAACGGTGGGACCGTCGAGAACGTCATCGCCGCTTGCTCCTCAAGTGCGTGGATAGGCTGATCTCGTGCAACTCGTACTCCGGACCCCCCTCCGCACAGGTCAGAGTCACGGAGACAAACCGGCCCAGGTTCGCCTGATCAACGATCGTCTGGCGCGGATACTGAAACGCCGGCAAGGGCATGGCGGAGCCGAGAGCCAGCGCAACTTGCGCGGCTATCGCCTGGTCGTAGCGTAGATCGCCCGACAGTGCGGCTGTGCCTCGGTAGATCACCTCCGCCTCGTAGGCGCGGCCCAACACCCGATCTCCAGACAGGCTGCGAAATGGAGTCTGAATGGTACTAACAATAGGGACAGCAGTGTCGCTCGTCCCAACGTCCGCTTCCCAGATATAGCCCTGCACATCTCCGAGGAACAGTTCGCCTTTGTCCTGTTCCCCCGGCCAGGTGCAGGCTGCGGTCATCCTCAATGACGGGATCTTCGACCAAGCGAAGCTGATTTGCACACCGTCGCTGGTTGGGATCTGAACCCGATGGCAGACGTAGCACTCGTCGGCGGTCGGATCGAGCTTCAGGTAATACGCCTCTCGCCGTCCGTGATAGACGCCGACAGCCGTCGTGTAAACGTTCTGAGACTTGCGACTTGCGAATAGGGGTCGGATCGGAGCGGATAGTTCCTGCTCGCCTTCCGTAGTCATGGCAAAGAGCCCATCACTGGCGAGGTAGACAATGCCCCAAGGCGTGACTTGGATCGTTGCCGGGGCCACGCACCCCCGCTCGGACACCTGACTCAAAGACCCGATGCCGGCCTCCAGCGACACGTCTCCCGTCCACCTCCAAATCGAGGTCTCCTTGAAGATCCAGAGCGAGTCGCCCCACGCTTCGAGCCCGTTGATCCTTCCCCCCTGCGGGTCGGACACGTTCAGATGCGCGTCCGGTCTCCAGATTGTTTCGTCCAGGACGTCGGAGGCGTAGATCGAGTAGTTTAGTTCGTCGGGGTCGGTAGCATAGAGTCGGTCCCTGTAAAGCGTGGCATGCGGACCCGTGCGGGGCGTCATCGTCACGTCCGCAATGATCCCAGACAGCACGCCACTGAAGTTGACCCCGTTGTAGCTGTATAGGGTGTCTCCGCCGCAGAAGACGAAGGTCATGTTCCGCGCCGGCCAATAGACGAACTTGGGGCGGTAGCCTGAATTGAGCATCTGCACCAGCTTGGTAAAATTCCCCGGAACGCTGGGATTCTCTTTCCAAACTTCCAGAAACGAGCTGCGCGTTACCGCAGCCAGGAAGTGCCGGTAGTCGTCATCAACCGTGTAGAAGATCGTCACCCGTGCGCTGTCCACCTGCGCCACCTCATCGCCATGCGTGCTGCCGACGCTGAAGTAGACTGCAAACGCCGAAGAGTTGATGTCGCTTGGGGTCCAGGTTGTTCCCCACAGTTCGCTCGGCCCACCGTAGGTTTCCCACTGGTAGTCATCAACCGGCCAGTTCAGCCCGAAGTACGCCTTGTTGTCTCCGACGAGGACACCCACCTCCTTGCTCAGGCGCAGTTGCACGTCGCGCACAGTCCCGCTGCTTGCATTGCCCTGTTGGCATCGACGCACCTGTACCTCTATGCCAGTGATCGTTGCGGCTGCGGGGATGGTAAACCCGAACTTGGACCACCGCAGGTAATAGGAAAGATGGCTGCCTGTAGGCAGCGTCACGGTTGCAGGGATGGAGTCCTGGTACATCGACTGAAGATAGTTATTCCAGTCCTCTGTTCCGTAGGCACCGTCAGTAACCACCGCAGTTGGGTTCTTGACAGAACTGACTTGCCCGCGCCGGCCATAGTGTCGCCACAATCCCACGGTATTACTGGCACTCGGAATCGGCCCAGCGGTTCGCAACGTCTTGCCACGCCGGCCACGTAGCCCCCCTGAGGGAAGATACTCGACATTCTCAGCGACAAGAAGGGCATTCTCGGGAATGGCAAAGCCAGGCTGCGGATCGAAAAGGTCGGTGTCAGCGGGGATCCAAAGCCCTGCGGAGAAGTCGCTGAACTTGATCGAGGGCATTGTCACAGCTCCATCGGTTCGATTCGGCCCGGGGTTGAGTTGAATCGGTTGCCCTTCATGCGCTCGATGCCAGCTAGGTAGAGTTGCCACCACTTGTCAGCATCGTTGGCGTAGTCCTCCTTGAACGGGGCCATGCGAGCCATGAGACCCCACACGATTGTCTCCTGATCCTCGATACGAACCTGCGACACCTCGGTTCCCGAGGCGACGACCGTGGGTTCCGCGATGTAAGCGATCTCGAAGCTCGCCGCCGCCGCATCAGCATCGGGAATCGGGTGAAACTCGATCGTCGAGCGCAGCGGGAAGAATCGCCAGAGCGTCGGTCGCCCTTCGCACGTCTCACCATCAGTGAGGCGCTGTTGCATGAACTCGTAGTTGGTGTTTGCCCTTCGGATGATGCCCTGAGTCGGCCCCCAGTCGTAGACGACGACTGATTCGATGTCCCAGACCTCGTTGCTGATGCTGAGGAGCGTCTTCACGTTGTATGCCCGGGTCGAGGCAGTCAGAGTCACCGTCGCCGAGGCTGTCAGCAAACCCATTGCCTGATGGGCGGCCAGGTCGCGGATCACGAAGGGGAACTCGTTGTCGATGATCGACTTGAAAGCGTCGGACTCTTCGCCCAAACGCCGCGCCGCTGCTGCCACCAGTTCCGTTCGAGTCATTTCAGTGCCTCCCGAGCAAGTTCAAAGTGGTAGGGATCCCATCCAACCTGATTCTCAGTACGCCCGAAATTTCCGCCCCATCGTAGATGTGGAGAAAGGGACTCCCAATAGAGCCCCAGCTTTTCGTATCCGTCTCCTCGATGATGCTCCCAGATCGCTTGCCATTTCGAATCCACCAGCACAATGTCGATCGCCAGCCAGTCTTGGTGTTGGCTCCGCTTCACTTTGCTTCTGCCAGCCGCGAGCATCTGAGCCTGTTCGGATGCGGTTCGATAAAAGCACGTCACGATGAACGGCAGGTCCTCCTGAGCGGCAAACGCGGAAAGGCGCTGAAACATGCTCACGAGAAACCATCGTGCCTCTGTACGGGTCATTCCTTTTCTATCCCGTAGCGGCAGACGTTATCCTCACACCGTTGGTCAATGCGGATAAGCTGCTCCTCCGCTCGCTTGATGCGCCCATTTTGAATGGTCATCGCATCTGCGATCCGGCCCGTCTCTTTGCGTAACCCGCTGATCTCGGAGGTCGTTCGCCCTGTCCATCGACCAATGGCAATCGCCCCGCCGACAATCCCGACCAGGCTACCAAACTGCAAAAATGCGAGAACTACTGCCCATCCTTCCATATCAGAATATCCATGGCATCGGTTTCGGTCGCCATGCCGTTGCTGTTGGAGTTACCGTTAGGGTTTGGGTGGGGGTCGCGGTTGATGTTGCTGTTGTGGTTTCGGTCGGCGTTGCCGTGGGGGTCTCGGTCGGCGTGGTCGATGGGGTGCTCGTCGCTGTCTCCGTGGGCGTAGTTGTTGGGGTATACGTCGGGGTTTCTGTGGGGGTTGCGCTCGGAGTTACGCTCGGAGTTTCGGTCGGGGTGTTGGGCACGGGTTGCACTGGAACCCACGGGGTCATCGTCGCGGTAGATGTAGCCGTTGCGGTAATGGTGGGTGTCGGGGTTGTGGTGTTCGGCACCGCTTGAGGCGGCACCGCAGGAGTGACGGTGGGCGTCGAGGTCGCTGTCGGAGTCGAGGTCGCCGTCGTAGTTGGCGTCTGGGTTACGGTGTTTGGCACGGGCTGCGGTGGGACTGCCGGGGTCATGCTGGGTGTCGGGGTGACGGTAGAAGTAGGGGTCTGAGTCGGCGTGTGCGTAACGGTAGCGGTCGGGGTATCAGTCGGCGTATTCGGCACGGGCTGCGGTGGAACCGCAGGAGTCAAAGTCCACGTCGGGGTATGACTAGGCCCGGAGGTAATCGTGGGGGTTTCTGTCGGGGTCTCTGTCGGCGTCGAGCTCGGGGTCTCCGTTGGCGTCGAAGTTGGAGTCTGGGTTGGGGTTGTCGTCGGAGTATTCGGCACGGGTTGTGGCGGCACCGCAGGAGTGAGCGTTGGCGTGGCCGTCTCGGTCGGTGTCGGGGTTGGGGTCAAGGTCGCCGTGATCGTCGGCGTCTGAGTCGGGGTTCCCGTTACGGTATTTGGGACTGGCTGCGGCGGCACGTAGGGGCTCATCGTCGGAGTCGCAGTTGCAGTAGGAGTACTTGTAGGAGTCTCACTGGGCGTCGAAGTCGAGGTCTGGGTGGCTGTGCTCGTCTGGGTCTGCGTCGGCGTGTGCGTCGGCGTACTCGTGACGGTGTTCAGAACGGGTTGAGGCGGTACAGCGGGGGTGAGGGTTGGCGTTGCCGTGCTGGTCGGAGTCGTCGTTATCGTAACGGTCGGCGACGAGGTTGGAGTCGAGGTCGCCGTCTGCGTCGGCGTCTCGGTGGGGGTCGAGCTGGGAGTCTGGGTGGGCGTAACCGTAGGCGTATGAGTTGGCGTAGAAGTAGGAGTATTCGTCGGAGTCTGCGTCGGCGTCTCGGTGGGGGTCGAGGTCACAGTGTTTGGAACACCCTGCGGAAGTACGGCAGGAGTCATCGTCGCAGTGTGAGTATTGGTCGGCGTGTGCGTCGGCGTGCTCGTCGGGGTCTGGCTCGGAGTTTTGGTCGGGGTGTGGGTTGGGGTGCTCGTCGGCGTGGAAGTTGGGGTATCAGTCGGGGTTGTCGTCGGAGTGTGAGTCGGCGTTGCCGTCGCGGTACTCGTCGGGGTAACGGTCGGCGTGTGCGTCGGCGTGCTCGTCGGGGTCTGAGTGGGCGTCGAAGTTGCGGTAGAAGTGGAAGTTTGCGTCGGGGTCTGGGTGGGCGTCTGCGTTACGGTTGGGGTGTCCGTGATCGTGGGAGTGACGGTAGGGGTCGCCGCGCAGTGCTCTACCTCAATCGAGATGTGGTCGATCTTACTGGTCCCACTGTCTGACGTTTGCACGGACACGCGCAGACCAAAATCGAGCGCGTTTACTTCCTCTCGCGTCCACGCATGCCCGGTCGAATCGTACCATGCAATACCATCCGAGGCAGGCCAGAGCGTTTCATCATCTGCAAGATTATCTCCCTTCGTGGATCCACCCGACACGAAGTAGACCGTTGCGTCTGTGCTGACCTGCGCCGAGGCGCTCCTCTCGATGTAGCCCGTGACGCGATTGACCACCCGTCCCTCATCCAGCGCAAAGTCGCACAGACGAGCGGAAATGTACTGGCTCGTCTGGGCACCGGATGCGGAAGTCGTTGCGTATGAATCGTCCGTTGCAAGAATGTTCTGTCCATTCGACCAAGTGGTCCCGCTTCCAGATGTCGATGCACTCGTGCAGTCTCTCTTCTCCTGCGTGCAGCCACCTGGGGGTGTGCGACTTGGTGTCGGTGTGATTGTTGCTGTGGGCGTAATCGTAGGAGTTGCCGTTGGAGTCGCAGTTGCCGTAAAGGTCGGAGTCTGGGTTGGCGTTGCCGTGCTGGTGGCAGTCGGGGTGTGGGTTGGGGTGGCAGTACTCGTGGCTGTGTTCTGGACGGGCTGAGGCGGCACCGCGGGAGTCAGCGTCGGGGTATGGGTTACAGTCGGCGTGCTCGTGGGCGTCGTCGTCGGCGTGCTGGTGGGAACGGTTGGCGTACTCGTGGCCGCCGCAGAGTGCGCAATACTTAGGTACGGATCGTCTCCCGTGCCAGCCATGTCTGCGGACATAAGCCCTATGTACTCCGGGTTAAACTGCGCAGGCGGCGTGTTGCTCTCGTCCCGAGATGAGCGTAGGCAATAGTAGGTCGTGCCGCTACCGTTGATCCATCCGTTTGTCAGCGTACCAGTTTGAGCTAGATAGTCAGTCGAAAAGGCCGACGAGTTACGCCACACAACGCTTTTCGTCCCGTCGCACCCCGTGCCGTTGCCGGTGCAACACGAATAGGGGGCCATGCTGCCGGTGCAGTTGCCCGCAACCTGATTGTCGATGTTGCAGCCGTCCCAATCCGCCTCACTGTCAATGGCCGTGGCCCACCCTTTGTACTCGACGATTTTCACGTCGAAATCCTGCGTGGAATTGTCGAACCCGTCGTAGCCTTTCAGATACAAATCAACGTCTGTAACGGTGTCCGATCCGACACCCGAGGTGTCGAAGGGCAAATACACGCGATAGACGGAGTATGTAAAGGAGACGGTCTGTCCTACAAATAGAAGCTCGCCACCATTGTCAAACACGCTTGCCGTAGCCCTAGCTGTAGCGTAACTCGCATTTTCTGAGTACGCATACCCGTCCGCCGTCGTAGCGTAATACGTCGGGTCGAGTCGATATGGGTACGCCTCGGCGGGCAGCTCGCTATCGTCCCACGCAAACGACAGCGAGTTCGCCGTGGTGCTCCACACTCCGGCATTGTATCGCTTTCCGTTAGCACCAATGGCGTAAGCGCGTGGAATCACCCATCCTCCACCGAGGTTGATTGCATTCCCCGTGCCCGTGCTGAGTGCAGGACCATCGTAGACAAACGACCATGTGCGCGAGCCGATGCTGCGCTTGACGGTGCATGAGAGCTTCAGCCCAGTGGCGGCGACGGCATATGTACACGGCACGGTGTTGAGTTCAAAGCTCGCCACGTTTTCGCTGATCGTCGGCTTGCCTGGTAGACGTGTCGAGTAGGTATTGGCACCAATCGTAACATCCAGCCACGTCTTGCTACTGCGCGTCTCGATCCTCGCCGTGTACGGCAGCTCGTCAGCGACCAGCGCGTCACCATCGACACGCCACCGGGCGCGGACCTTCTTCCACGCCCCACCACCGATCTTGTGGTGCATCCGGCCCGCGCTGGCGATGGTCCGCTTGCTGGCACCGCTCACCCACGTCGCGCTCGACTCGGTGCGTGCGCTGAGGTCTTCGGTGTAGTCAGCGGGGAGATCGTACTCGTTCGGGTCTGTGAGCACCGTGCCGTCGTCAATCGGCGGCTCTGCGGCCACGGCTACGCACGCGCCGAGGAGCCAAAGCAGAATCAGTGCTGCGCGTTTCATCCCACTCCGCAGTTCCGTGTTCGGCCAGCTCAACGCGCAACAGTTGGGCCGGCTACTTCTTCAGGATCGTGCGGGCGATCGTGTAAACTGCGGTTAGAATCGTGGCTGTCACAGTACCCCATGGCTCGGGGATCACGCCCTGGTATTGCCCTACCATGCCAATGACCGATCCGAGGATGGTCAGCCAGAACTCACTTGTTCTGATGCCCGGTGTCGTCGTCGAGGGACTGCTTTGCGGGGGCTGGATCGGATCTGCCATGCAACACCTCCAGTTTATCAATGCGTGAATCGTGATCGTTGACCCGTTCGCTGATCTTCTTGCGCCACTCGACCACGGCTACGGGATCTTCCCGAGGAGCAAACTCAACCCTAACGGTCGGAGCGCATCCGGCCAGAAGCAGTGCAAGCACAACCGATCTCATGGGTTCCAGTTGCCTCGCACGCCCAGAATGGCAAGCTGGGACATATCAACCGTCGTGTTCGCCGCGTCAACTCTGATCGACCAGTACAGGTGCGGATCCGTGGCGCAGTCGCCGGTCGGCGTGATCGCCCCGGTCTCCGCGCTCCACTGAGTCGGCTGCGCTACGGAGATTGTTGCGGTTGCGGTGCCAGCGGAAGGACTTAGAGAGGGAGCCCCGTGCGCCTTGTTCTCGCCGGCACAGTAGGCCCAGACTTCAAAGGCGATCGTTCCGGTGTTGCCGAACATTTCCTGCCCCTCGATTGAGAAGCTGATGTTCGTGTCGGCGTACACGGTCGGGAGCTTGATGTCGCCGAATAGATATGAGTCTGCGCTGTCCTCGCAGATGATGTACCAGGAGCGATGATAACCGTCGATCAACCCACCCTGCGGATGCGTGCAGTGCGTTCCATCGTACTGCATAGCGGCAGCCGGCCAATAGATTTCGCGGAGCTGGTTGATGATCTGGGTCTCGTAGCTCACGTCCCAGACGCCCAGGCAGGTCGTGTCTGACTGGTAGTAGAGCGGACCACTCGATCCCTGGTTCACGCTCGGGGTGAAGGTGTGCGTGCCCAGGCTGAGATTCAGAAACTTGTACGGGAGCTGCACAACCCGGTTCGCACCAGGGTTCACATCGACAACCTGGCTGGTGGTAATGCCAGTCGGAGATTCTGTGATCTTGAGGGCAACCTGGACGGTCTCCGCCCGCGTGTTGTGGATGTCCGCTTGGAGCAGGGCGAAGTAGCTGTTCGCGCTCTGCGTCACGACTCGCGTAACCGCAAGACCTGGAATGTTCTCCAGGGTGGACGTGTTCTTCGACCAATCGCTCCCGAGACACTTCTGCTCTACGACAGTAGGAGCGACTGTCGGGGTGCGCGTGATCGTGGACGTGCTAGTGACCGTCCGCGTCTGCGTGACGGTCGGAGTACGCGTAGGTGTGCCTGTCTTGGTGCCGGTTGGGGTGACTGTCGCTGTATTTGGAACGTACTGCCCACCAAGGGCAGGGGTGATGGTCGGCGTAGGGATCGGCGTTGCTGTTTGAGCGTCAACCCCCAGGGGCAAAAGGAGCAGGAAGACAACCGCTCCCGGAACAAGGCGACATGAGCTCATTCATCCGAGAAGGCTAATAGGAGATGTAGACACCACGAATGTCTAGGTCAACGGCAAGAGTCTCGTCCCCATGGTCTGCATCACGCCTGATCTTGAGCGCACAGTACCGGTGCGCAGCCGGGGCGTAAGTATCTATGGGCAAGGCTACAGTATGTGAGAATGCCTGATAACCGAGAGCATTTACGCCTTCATCAAGTTGGGCAGTAGCCGTACCATAAGCAATACCCGGATCCGTTCCAGCCGTACTTGAGCACCCAACACTAATGTTCATCTCTACATTGCCACTTGAGGATGGCGCGATACCCTCGTACTTAACAGTGACATTCCCCGTCGTCGGCATATCTGACTGCCAGAAGAAGTGCAGCACGCACGCCTCATCCGAGTTGGGGTCAAAAGCACCTACGATGTAGGTGTGATCCCAGGCGGTCGCTCCACTTTTTGACTCCTTTGCGCAGGCTACCCCAGTGCCGGTCTCGACTGGCTCAAATGCTGCCGCGTTGAAGTAGATCGTTCCAGCCTGGGCCTGGCTCGATCCAAAGGCCAAAACGGCAGCGACCAGAAATGCTTTCGTCAATCGCGTCATGTTACCTCCGTGCGAACTCCCGGAGCTGCTGCTCCGTCATGCCCGTCTCTGTCTGTTCCCCAGCACGCTTGCGGGCCAGCTCGGCTCCCATGAATCGGCGTTGCTTCTCGCTCACTGCCGGGTTGAACTGGCAGTCCTCAGCGACGTTGCCACCCTCTTTCGTTCCCTGCACAAACACTGCGTGTTCGTTGGTCATGCCGCTTGAAGCACCCTTCCGGCCTCGAGCCGCTCCGCCACGACCTGAGCTCCAGTCTCATCGAGCACCGAGTACGGATACGAGACGAAGCGTCGAATCGTCGTGTGGGGGTTCCCCTGCCCGTCTACTTCTCGTGCGTGCTGCTCGACGACGGCATTGTCCAAGGCCGCGAGGTACTTGTAGTGCAGCCGTACCGGCTTACCCCTGGGCACCATCACGCCCTCACCGTTGACCGAGACGTAGACCGGCCCGTTGTCACTGCCGTGTTCCTGCTGGTGAAGCATGATCACGGCATAGCCGCCATGCGCCTTGATCCGCTCGTAGCGCAGACCGTTCATCCTGCGCTCCTGGTCGGCGAGAAGCTCCGCTGCCATCTGGTTTGCGTTCAAGTTCTGCATGGCGAGCTTGCGGACGAACTCGTTGGACTCCTGAAGCTGCTGTCGTACCAGTTCGAGCTCTCGCTCGACTTTACTCGTCCGATCGTTCAGTTCTCGTTCCTCGGCAGCGCGGGCCGCGGCCTCTTCGCGCTCCTCCTCTTCGAGCCCCTTCGAGAGGCGCACGTCGTCGAGGATCGGCTGCGCCGCAATCCGGAGCCGCTCGTGCTCCGCGAGGAGATCCTTGACTTCGACTTCGGGACGCTTCGCCATCGACCTATCAGCCGGCGTTGACGCGACCTGCCCACAGGAAATTCCGGCCACTGGCAGTTTGCAGCGCAGCCGGAATGGCAAGGCCGGCAGCGGTGATGTGGCCGGCGCTCGCGGGAGTGCCAGTCAGGTCAACGTGCTTGCCTGCTGTGTCCGCGGTCTCCGCGGAAGCAACCGTGTCGCCGCCCGCGTAGACGGTCGGGCCACTGGTCTCCCTCGTGATGACCCCGGTCGATCCGGTAACGAGCAGAGCCAGAGCCGCGGCCCAGTTCGACCACCGGGAGTTGTTCGCCCAGAAGTAGACGTTGGGATTCGTGCCCCCATGATTGGTGATCAGGACAGCGAAGTCTGGAGCAAAGCCCAGCTCCACGTTGACGATCCCCGCCGACGAGGACTTCGAGATGAACTCGCAGCAAACGATGTCGTTCACCATGTTGACTCTCCTCTCCCTTGCACCCCGTTACGGGGCGTTCTTGCCCGCGGACACTTCGGCGCGAGTCATGAACAGCTCTTCGAGACGCTTGCGCGCCCCGGTATGGATCCAGCCGCTCGTGGCGATCTGGTTCAGTGGATCAGCCACTCCACCGGAACCGAGCGGCTTGATAATGTTCTTGAGGGACGCGCCTTCCAGAGGCACGCTTCCGATGGCATCGGTCCCGAAGGCCAGGATCGTATGCACGTCGCACACGCCCCCGGTGTCCCGCACATCGCCGGATGCTGTGGTTCCGCCGCCCAGGTAGATCTTGGCCTGGGTCGTGATGAGGAAGCGCATGTCATGGTACGCACCAGCCTCTCCTTCCAGGACGGGGCCATTGCTGGCGTACTGCTCGATCGGCTTCCAGCCACTCAAGCTTTCCAAGGTGAACAGGACTTCGGGGCTTGTGATCGCCCAGAAGGCGGGCCGGATACCTGCCGTACTGACCCGCGTGCTCGCCTGGATCAGCTCTGTGAAGCGGCGAGCGTTGTTGATGTTCAGCTCGCGAATCATCCGATCCAGCAATGCCGTTGACACCTTGTCGGTCGTCGTCGAGATCTGCGTCCGCAGGGTGATCGAAGCGGCATTCGTGAAGTGGCAGGAGGTTCCCGCGCACGCCACGTCTCGGATCAGGGCGTCGATGGTCTGGCCGGCCTGCTCGCCGAGGACTCGGTTGGAATCCTGCAAGATGGGGTGCTCGACGGTTGCCTGCACCAGGTCGGTGAGGGTGATGTAGTCGCCCCACTGCTGGATAGTCACGGAGATGTCGCTCTTCGAGAGCTGCTTCCCGGCTGGGGGCACACCCTCGACAAGCGGCGTCAACGCCAGCGACAGCGCGGAGATCTTGCGGAAGACCATCGTGTTGCCGCTGCGCATCGACAGAGGCCGTCTCTGCGCGACCCTACCGTGATGGAGCATCGGCAAGGCACGTCGCAGCAACTTCCTGTCGAAGTAGCTCGACACTGCCGGTGGGACCGTGGATGACGAAGTGAGAACGCCCATGTTCTGCCTCCTAGAATCCTCCGCTCACCTGCCGGTCGAGGCGGTCAAAGTCGGCATCGCTCATGCCGGCGATGTCCTGCGCCGATAGGCGGCGGGTCTGTGCCATGCCCGGGAAGGAACCCGGGACGACACGTTGCGCCTGTTGTCGTTGCGCCTCGGTGATCCGCGAGGCGACTTCACGCGCCCCGCGCTGTTCAGCCGCGAGTGCGTTAGAGATCGAGCGCATCGTTTTCACGATGTCTCCGTTGTTGCGCTGCGAAAGTTCGGCGATCACGCCGAGGATGTACTCGCCCACCGCAGGGTCTTGGGGTGAAGCGGCCTGGATTGCCTGTCGCACCCACTGGTTCTGTCGGACCAGGGGAGCAACATGCTTGGCAACCAGGGCATCGTACTCCCAGCCGGGTACACCGAGGTTTTCCTGCGTTAGGAGGCCCCGAATACGCTGCGTGGAAGAGGCGCGAATCGCCTCGTTCTGCATCTGCGCCTGCATCTGCGTGAGGCGCTGATCGTTCAGCCAGTTGACGTACTCGACGAGATCCTTTGCCGTGGCACTTGGATCGTTCTGAATCTCCTCCAGGGTCCGCGGTGGCCTGTTAGAAGCCACGAACTGCTGCTGCTGGTACTGGAGGATCGGCGAGATCTGGGATTGAAGATACTGGAAGTCGCGTTCGAGCGCCTGGTAGCGGTCTTCCCAACCTGCCGCAGGAGCAGGCGAGGGGAGGCTCTGCGGGTGGAACGCAGTGTCCTGCCCCTGCGGCGTCACCGGGGAGGTGGCATCGAGCGGGGCCGGCGCTTCGGATTCGAGGTCGATCTCGAATCTAACCCCTGAATCCTGTCCAGCCTCGATTCCGTCTGCCTCTTCTGGCATCGCGCAAACCGTGTTTTGCAAACCCTGGTTCGCGCAATAGAACGAAACCACATCCCTTGTCAAGAGATGCAACGCTGTTTGAGAAACGACGTTTGAGGTGGAGCTAGAACTTTGGACGGTTGGCGATGCGGCGGACCAGCTCGGCAATGGTCACGCCTGGGGCGTTCATGGCATCGTCGATCGCCTGCTGCGTGCCGCCGGCATACTGGACTTGCTGCTGGATGGGAGTCATCGGGGCAGGCTGCGGGGCTGGCATCGGAACTGTCGCGGCAAGCTGCGGTAGGGGTGCGGGGGATTGCAGCATACCGGCTGTCGGTTGCATTGGCCTTGTGCGAATCGCCGCAGATGGACGATTGAGGTTATAGGCTGTTGCCCCAACTAGGTCAGAGACGTTCATGTCAGGTAAGTTTGGGTCGGCTCCGGTGAGTGCTTGATGGATTCGTTGCCGTTGCTGCCCCGCAAACTCAACCTGTTGCCCAAGGGGGATCTTCTGGGGAGGTGGCTGCGGTTTTCTCGGGCCGAAGGTTCCCATCAGGATATTGCCTCCGCTGGCACTCCAGATCCGGTCTGGGCTCCAGCCATTGCCGTTGCGTCTTGGAATGCCTGCAACTTCTGGACGTGCGCCAGGGTCCGGGCCGCGGCAGATTCACTGAGGAGCCCAGCATCCCTGGCCGCTTCGACCAGCACGTCGGGCGGAATCTGCCCCTGGTAGGTTTGGGCCAGCTCGGCCAGCACGTTCCATCGCTGAACCTGGATCGAAGGCTCGAAGGGCTTGGTTCCCACCACCGCATCGTAGCGGGCGACGAAGGTCTCGGAAAGCAGCTTCCGCAGCTCCTCGTAGGGGGTCTCGACGATGACGCCGGCAACGGGGATCTCCGGGTTCCTCGCCACGATGTTCCCGAGAATGCGCAGTGCGGTAGGCACGGTCATGAATTGCTGGATGAGCGAAATGGCGAACCTGACCGCGGGCTCCTTGTCCTGTACGAAGGATTCGAGCAGCGGCTCCTGCACGGTCAGACCGGATCTCTGCCGCGCCTCGATAGCACGCCCCGAGACGAACCGCTGCGAGGTGTTGCCCAGCATTTCGTTGTGGATGTTCGTCACATCCCGCAGTTCTTGGTCGGCTCTGGCGTCGAGAAACACGAGCGTTTGAGGAAGCTCAGGTGGGCTGATCTGCTGCGGTGGGGTGTTGTCGTAGTTGATGACCAGCCCGCTTCCGGCACCGTACTCCTTGATGTCCTCGTTGCGGGCTCCGCCCTCGCGCTTGTTGAAGAAGCCTGACAGGCTCGACCGCTGCACCATCTCGACCATGGTTGACCTGCGGCGGTTCTTCTCCCGCTGCGGATCCTTCATCGGCTCGACAATGCCGAACGGGGTCTTCCAGAAGTAATATCCCATCGTCGAGAAGATCGGCAGGACTTGCTCGCGGTAGGGTGACTCCTCGTCGTCGAGGAGGATCTCGTCGAGGACGTGGGCTACGCGAATGCCCGTCACCATGCGCTCGGCAATCGACACCCCGGGCTGCGGTTGCTGCATGAGCATGGCGATCTCGGACCTATCGGAGATCACATCGCCGGTCTGCTGGTTGACTGCAACCTGCGTCGGAACGCGCTGCTTGTACCAGACCTCCAGGATGCGAATGCGCTGCGTGTCCTTGTCCCAGAACAGCCGGTCGCCGGCCAGCGAATCGCCCGCTTCCTCACCGCCGCCGAAGGAGACGTTCGTCGAGGCTCCGCAGGCGAGCCACTCCCCGTGACGGCGCTCAAGGGCCTCCGCATGGTCGGGCCATCGCTCCATCGCTTCGTCGAGCGTCCACCAGGTCGCGTGGATCGCATAGGAAGCCGACTCCCAGCCCCCGTCGAGGAAGTTCGGATCGGGAAAGACAGCCAGCGGAGACAGCCGCTCCCACCAAATCTCGCCCTCTGGCGACTGGTCGAAGTTCAAGCGGACCTTCCAGTAGCCCAGGCCCGTGATGATCTTGTCGGAGAAGACCGCAGAATCAACGACATCTTCGCGGCAGCGCGTCGAACTCCACTTGTACAGGGCGCTCATCAGCTCTGCCGGTCGCACGTCGGACGCCTCGAAGGGCAGGATCTTCGGTTCCTGGCGCTGCTGACGCTGCACGCCTAGGAGAAACATCACCGGACTCAGAATCTTGTTGATGACGAGCGCAGGGCGCTTCTGGCGCTGCAACTTCTCCCGGTCGCTGTCCGACCACTGATCCCCGGACACGAACTTGTACGACTCGATCGCCTTCTCTCTCCAGTTCGAGAACGTGCGATGGGACTCTTCAAACCACCGCTTGAACCGTTCCGCTCGCTTGCGGGGGTCGTCTTCTTGCGAAAGACGATCCCCCACAGGAGCGAGAACCTGGCTGCCGTCTTGTTCCATCAGTCAACGGGCGGATCGACTGAGACCCAACCGGAAACGGCTGGACAACTGTTCGGATCGACACAACTCTCAGCCGTCACATTGAGCCTGACGTTTTCACACCAGGCGTCTTCTTCGATCTTGCCGGTGTCTGTCAAGGCAGTTCCCATGACGACCCACGGACTGAACGTACCGGGAGCACCCTGGCACTCCGCCTGGATGCTGATGGTGTCGTTGGGGTCCGACCGCTCCACGTTGACCTGGACGGTTTTCACCCCGCCACCTTGACCAAAACGAGCACGATCGGCCTCTTGGTGCTGGTAGGTTCGCGTGCTGATGCACGTCGGGGTTGCGCATACCTCGCGGTACATGAGCATCCCCACCAGACGGGCCGGCGTAGGCGTCAGGGTAGGCGTGTTCGAGTGAATCGGCGTGTTCGTCACCGTTGGCGTATGGGTGAAAGTGTGGGTCGGCGTCCGGGTAAAGGTAGCCGTTGGGGTCTGCGTCGGCGTGTCGGTGGGGGTGTCAGTCGGAGTCTCGGTCGGCGTCTCCGTTATGGTCGGGGTGTCGGTTGGCGTGTCGGTCGGAGTGTATGTAGGCGTCTCGGTCGGGGTGTCAGTCGGGGTTTCGGTCGGAGTTTCGGTGGGAGTGTCGGTGATGGTTGGCGTTTCGGTCGGCGTGTCCGTTGGCGTGGAAGTCGGAGTGTCCGTTGGCGTACTTGTCGGGGTGCTCGTGGGAGTCGCATAGCTTCCCCCGCATCCCGAAACGCAGGTGAGACCGCTGTTGAAGGCTGTCACTTCGCAGTCTTCGCCCTCCCCCTCGCACACAGCGATGCACGCCGTTGCGGTTGCCACGTCGTCGGTGCATTGCGGGTTCGGACTGCAATCAGCGCCAGAACAGCAACAACAACCCGCTGCATGAGCCGAACCGGACCATGCGAACAGGATCACGGTGAGCCAAGCAATGAGCACGAAAGGCCAGAACAACCGCTTCATCGCTTGTCTCCCTTCTCGGCCAACCTCTCCCGTCTAACCTGGTTGGCGAGCCGCAAGCATCTGTCTCCGCAAGTAGACGCCTCGTTGTAGGCTATGGTCTCCGAAGGGCCGCACCGGGAGATGCACTGCTTGATGCCGGCAACATCGTTGAGACATCGACCGTCGCCACAGACGCAGCAACCGTCAGCTCCCCAGGCTGGTGCATAGATCGCCAGCAACAGGACGAACCCGACACACGCTCGCACGAGGCGCTTCATTTTGCCTCCTCCGCCAAACGGCGTTTGATACCTTGAGCGACAACTACCACCAGTTGCCACCACATTGCAAGATCCAGAACCGTGTTCTGGATTTGCAGTTAGTTTCCCATCCAGGAAGACGAACTGCGCCGAATGTCGGAGAACGGGTCGTAGGCGGGGATCCGCGGCTCCTTACGGCTGGAGTATGCCTCACCGCTGGTCACTGAGAACTCGCCTGTCACGAGGTACTGAAACGCATCGCAGGTGTGGGAAAAGTCGTTCTTGAGTGGCCGCGAGCCGATCCTGCCATCGGTAGACTTCGGGTAGCGGTAGCCGCCGAGCATCCCCTCGCTGAGCACAGGACAGCGTTGTCGGTCGATGGTCACTCCCGGCTTGCCGTCGATCATGCGCTCAAGGCGCTGCTTGACCGACTCCTTGCGCGACTGCCAATCGACGGCCCCGGGATGCACATGGAACCCCATCGTGGCGAGGACATCGAAGCAGGTCTTCTCGTCAGTCTGGGCACGCTGCGCCCCGGCAGGATCTCCCCAGCATCGCCACTTCTCGAATCCCTCGAACTCGTCCTTCAGCACTCGGGTCAGTTCGTCGCCTAGTTTCTGCACCCCCGCGTTCCACATCTGGACCTCGCGGTAGATCTCGATGCGCCCGGCAGGGTGGACCTGGCCGATCAACGCAACTGGCGTGAGTCCAAAGTCGAAGGCGATCACGAGCGGGAGCCCACGGTTGGGCGTCAGACACTCGCCCAGGTGGATCTGCTCCTGGAACTCCGGGAAGACGCGCACTCCGGGATACACCGTGACCGGCTCGCCGCGCACGAAGCGGTCGGCCATGTCAGGAGACAGACGCTCGACCAACTTCTCGTAGTAGCCGGCTGGCAGGTTCGGAGCGTTCTCGTAGGCCGGTTGTCGGAAGAGCGCGTAGTCGCGCTTGCGCAACTCCTCACTCGTCGGTCGAAAGAACTCCTGGTACACCCAGTGGTGCTTATTGGGCGGGTTGAACGTGAGCACGATGTGGAGCCGATGCGCCCCGGTCTGGCGCAGCCGCATCGTGGCGATGTCGAAGACGCCCTTCGGGAGACCGCCCCCGATGACCCCCTGCCCGACCTGAAACGCCGGCACGACCTCTTCGAGCCAGATGAACGCGTACTCCGTGCTCATGAAGTCGCTGGCTTCTTCCTCGCGTCGTGCGTGGCGGAAGTGCAGCTCGTGGGTGCGCTCGATCCCATCCACCCCAGGGATGGTCAGTTTGATTGTCTCCTCGCTCTTCAGGTAGGTCGAGCACCCGCCGAACCATTCGAGCCACGTCTTGCGCGTCGAATCGTGGAGCTGCCTGTACGACTCCCGCATGACTAGGCCGCGGATCGGCACCTTCGACTCCCGGCACAGGAAGAAGAACTCGACGCACGCCGCGGACGACTTGCCGGATCCAACCGGCCCGCATAGTGCTTTCACTTGCGCCTGCGATTCGTGGAAGGGAACCGCAGAGGCGTGAGGGCGATACTGTTTCTCGTCAATGTTCACAACTGAACACCGGGGAACTCGTAGTACACGATCTGCTCGATGGCGAGATTCATTGTCTCCCACTCAAGTTTGATCCCGAGTTTATCGAGCGCGAGATTAACCCCGTCGCAGACGCCTTGGCTATACTGCTGGTCAGCGGTGTTCACTCTGTACCGAATCTTCTCGACACCATTGAGCCGGCCAACCCAATCAAAAGCGATCCCGATTCCTGGCGGTAGATTCCAGTTGAACATCACTCCTCCTTCTGTTTGATCTCTGTGTACTCCAATCGAGGAATCAATCCCTGCTCCAATCCTCGTTCGCACGACATGACCACTGCGCGGTTACAAGAGGACAACGTGCCGTCCAGGCACACCCGACAAGTCGCTGCCTGATCCATCAACGGATTCGCAACACGCTCACGCTTGCTCAGGTCATGCGTGACCTTGCATCCACAGCAACAAAGCAGAACTACCATGACAACAAGTGCCTTCATGTTTCCACCTCAATGGCTCCACGTCGCAGGCTATCGACCGCCTCGATCGTTCCCCGCTTCACGTCACCGATCACCTGGAACACGAACGGCTGTCTGCTGCCCGAGGAAGCCATCTCGCGGTCCTTCCGGTCGGCGACGATCTTCCCGAGCATCCCAATGATGACGCGGCCCCTGCCCTCACATCCCTTCTCGCCGTTCATCGCTACGTCCTTGGCCTGGTCGTACCAGAACTCCATGTCGTCGCGGAGCAGTTGCGACAGCTTCACCCGCGCCTCGTCCAGCACAGCAAGATCTTCCCGGTCGGACTCCTTGAGCTTCTTGAGCAGTGCGTGGCGCTCGACCGCCGCCTTCGTCAATGCAGCATTCTTGCCCTGCACCATTCCACGCTTCGCCATCAGTCGATGTCCCTCGTTATCAGCCACAGCCACATCAGAAACACGATGCCAAGAAAGGGCACAACCAGGACGAAGGCATCGAGAAGATCAACAAGGAAGTTCACTCATCCCTCCACCACCTTCCGCAGCCGGGCGATGCTCGCCGCACAGCGATCCACCCACTCTTTCATCGTGTAGCACTCGTCCGGTGGCGGTATAGACAGATACTCCCGTATCGCCTCACGGGCCTCGTCGAGTTTGGCGCGGAGGGCGTCCCGTTCGGCCTCCAGCATCGGTGAACTATCCGGCGGTTCCGGTTGGTTCATCTCACTCCTCCTTCTCCGCTTCCGCCTCGATGGCCGCTGCCGCCTCTTGGCAGTGCTCGCAAAGCGGCTCAGTCTCTCGCGCGATCTCCGCGCACCGCGCATAGACGCGGCGGCGCTCGGAAGCGAGGGTTATTGGAATTTGCCACTCGGCGTTTGAATGGCGATTCTCTATCTGCTCGGCCACCAGGGCAGCGATGCGCTCCGCTGCGTCCTGGTACAGCGCAGCGAGCCGCCCCTGCGCCTCGTCCCGCTCGCGCCGCAGATGCTCCAGCGCATCGCCCACGACGCTGGCGACGTTCTCGCTGCCGTCCTTGCTGGGAGTCTCCACGTCTTCGAGGGCCAGGATCTCGCTCATCATGGCGCGGAGGGCGTCACGCTCGGCAACCAATACCATAACGCTTTTTTCGGCTGCCTATATGACACCTTGGGATTGCATGTCGTGATCGCGCCACTCGTCCCGCTCGCGCAGGGCGGCGGCGAGTTGGTCCCGTAGCTCGTTCGCGCATGTCACGCATAGCGCACCGTCAGCCTGGCAGTGATCGCCGCAGGCACAGATCGCTGCGGAGGGCTGCGCTTGCGCAACCGCTAGTTGCCGCTTCAAGTCCCACACGCGGTCACGCCACTCACGGAACTGATCGGCCTCGGTTGGTGTAAGCACTTTGTCCATCACGTCACCCGGAGCCGTCGCCGGAGCCGGAGCCGTAGCCGGAGCCGGAGCCGTCGCCGGAGCCGTAGCCGTAGCCGTAGCCGGAGCCGGAGCCGGAGCCGTCGCTGTAGCCGTCGCTGTAGCCGTCGCCGGAGCCGTCGCCGTAGCCGTCGCTGTAGCCGTCGCCGTAGCCGTAGCCGGAGCCGTAGCCGTAGCCGTAGCCGGAGCCGTAGCCGGAGCCGTAGCCGTAGCCGTAGGTCACTTCCATGGCGCTGCTTCCCATCGCGCTGCCGCGTCCGGTCCCACCTCGAATACGGCAGTGACTTTCCGCAACTCCACATCGGCACATGGTCCCACGCGAGCCCCGTCAAGCGGCCCTGTGGCAGCGAGACCCACGACTCCACGCTGAGTCGCGGGCCAGTAGATCACGTTCCTCGCTCTGGCGAGCTTTACTGTGTCACCTGTCGTGTCCGTGGCGTAGCCGAAAAACACACCACGGTATTCTGTCGTCACCATCACCGGCCTCTGTGCGTTTGATCGTGTTCCCTTCTTCATTGTACTCCTCCTTTTGTTAGTGAGTTTCATCACTCCTCCAGTGCCTTGCGGGTTTCTTCCTCGCCTATTCGGCAAGCATGGGCCGCTGTCGGGTGGCCTAAGGCATCCAATGCCACACGTAAGTCGTGGAAAGTGTCCGCTCCCTTCGTTGCGATGTCGCGCAATTTCATCACTTCCTCCTCCAGCGCGAGGATGCGGCGGGCGGAATACATGAACGGCTCGGTGGCAAAGGTAAACTCTGCTTCCCGCGCTAGCATCTCCGCTTTCATGATGACTGCTTCGTCGGTCATGTCGTCACCACACTTTGCGGGCCTTCGCCACCCAGACCTCCGGCACCTGATAGTTGAAGCTCGACCCGGGCATGCCACTCAACAATACCCCGTCGAACTTGAACGGCTCCAATGCAACCTTCAACTCCTCGATCCTCAGCTCCAGTACGTGCATCTGGGCCACATACGGATTCTCCTCCGCCTTCGGCCCCTCATACGCACACTCAACCTTGCTCTCCTTCTTCGCCATCACACCACCCTCCACCGCATCGCTGTCCCGATCCCAGGCATCCACTTCGACAGCCCGACCTGGACCGCCATCAGCGACTCACCAACTCCCTGCGCGTGCTGCGTCTTCTGTGCCCAGTCCACAGATACCTCAGCCAACTTCGTCCACTCCGCTTCTCCCGCCTTCAACACCATCAGCTCGCAAACCATCTTCATGACTTCCTCCGTTCTTCTCGTTTCTCTTCCTGCGGGCGTACTCCCGCGCATACTCCCTCTTCTTCCCGTCCATCTTCCGCTTCGCCAACTCCCCCCTGTACCTGCACTCCGCATTACAGTACCGCCGCCTCCTCCCCCCAATCCTCTCCCCGCACCACCGACATGTTATCCGCGTCGCCCGATCGTACTCCTCCAGCGCCTCCCTTAACCGCTCCGATGCTCCGCTCGTCATCCCTCCACCACCAGCCACCGCTCGCACTCGCGCAGCAAACTCCACCGCTGCCACTGCAATCACCGCCTCCCGCTTCATAAGATCCCACAATATGCCGATTGTGGGAGTTAGTCAAGATAATTTCCAAAATTGGGTAACGTAGGTGAGTGGGGGAGTCTCGAAGGGTCTCGACCGGGGGGGGGTACGTCGGTTCCGGTCCGGTCTGGTACTCGAAGGCACCTACCCCTCCCCCACCCATACCCACCCCCCAGAAGCCCCAACCCCCCAGCACCGTTGCGTGCAGGTCGATCCCTTCCCCTTGCGGTGCAGGTCATAGCGGACGTGGTGGTTGGGACAGTATCCCATCGACCCCTGCTCGATGCCGGCCTCCGCGGTGGCTGCCGACCGCCGAGGCTCGAAGGCGGAGCCCTCATCCACCCTCACTTACTCTTTACCCGATCACTAGACCCTAGCTACCACAGAGACCAGATACAGAATCCAGATAGATCTGCTTCCTAGACAGACTCTAGCTAGATAGGGCGGGCTGCGATAAAACGTCGTTCCATGTCCGATGTGGTGTCGGTGGTCTGTGTCGGTGGCCGGTCGATCGTCTACCAGCTCGACGACGGCAGCCGGCGAGTGGTGCGATCGTATCCCGAGCTGCGTCTCGGATCTCCGTTGCTGCTCGCTGCCGGCATCGCTCCCGACGACGTGCTGACCGTGACCTCGCCAAGGCCCGGCGTCCTCGTGCTCCAGGTGTCGATCGAGGCCGACGATCGCCTCCCGGAGCGCCTCGCGGTGGACCTACCAGCGGACGAGGAAGCGGACCCCGATCGGTCGCCGCTCTTCTAGCTAGATCGCGGCTCCCGGGTCCGCAGCCTATCCCAGTAAGCAGACCTGCACGCGGGACACGTTCGCGGCTTATCGTCTTCCGGCAGCCGCGACACCCACTCCCACCCGCACCGCTCGCACTTGTACTTCCAAACCTCAATTCGCTTCTGGGCCATGTCGCACATGTACCACACAAGCGTCCTGTTTGTCTAGCCTTGACATAAGCACCACATATGTGCGATGGTCACAACCATCACACAAAGGAGGACGCGATGAAGAAGACCACCCTGGACATGCTCACCGCACGAGGGCGCGAAGAGGTCGTGGTTGCGGTGCTGGGCGCACTCGCCAGGCACGGCGACCCGGAAACGGCTGGCTGGCTTGATGAGAAGTTTGGCATGGACCCCGACGGAGCCCGCGCTTTCTGTGTCGAGGTCGGGATTCCGTATCTCTCCCTGCAGATGCTCCTTGTTGGTGCCATCGACCCCCGAGACGTCCATGCATGGCTCAGTATCCACCCCACCCCCGGCAAGGCACCTTTGCGATCGGGAGCCAGAGGCCGGCACAGCCGGAGAAAGAAGGACGCGATGAAGCTCACCCTCACCATCGTAACCGATAACGCCGCGTTTGAGGACAACCCGACCGAACTGGGCGAGATACTACGGGCACTCTCGCGCATGATCGACGCAGATGGGCTTGAAAGGTTTTCCATCCCGCTCCGTGACAGCAACGGCAACATAGTCGGCCGCGCCCGGCTGCACTAGGGGGACTGACAATGCACGCCACCCGCTACACCTTCCGCCGCGCTCGCACCCTCGCCGAGGTTGCGCAGCTTGACCGCACCGAGGCCGCAGAAGCCCGGTTGCTCGCCTGGCAGATCCGCCGGCGCCGCCGCACGGTGGCCGCACTGCTAGCCCTCGATGCGATCGTGGCCGCGGTCTCGATCGCCTGGATTATCCGATGATCGTCATCCTACCACGACGTACCACGATGTACTCGAACAGCAACCGCCGCTGGATCTTTCCCCGAGGCACCAAGATTGAGCTTTTCGGGCTCTATGGTCGCATCTTGCCAGATGGCCCCTACCTCCGCCTTACCTGGACGATCGCCCGTCAAT